CTAATGCTGGACGTGTTGGACAAGGAGGTAGGTAATGTCGCCCGTTGTCAATGGTACTATTTGGAACGCCGATGGATCTGTAGCTGTTGGTGTGCCAGTCAAGATTACTCTTCTTGCTGGAGTCGGATCTAGTCAGCTTTTGTTCAACACAACCGATTCGGTTGAGGTAGCGCCGAATGTTTGGAGCCTAGCTACAAACGCTTCCGGTCAGTGGACGATTACACTGAAGCCGAACAGCTTCTTCACTCCTGCCAATACAGTTTATCAGGTTCAGGAAGCAAATGCAGCGTCGTACTTTATTATCGTCCCGAACGGTGCTGGACCGTATTGGGTTGGTAACATTCTCGCAGCGCCTCCAACTGCTGCGGGCGGACCATACATTTCGTCTGCCCTCTTAGGCGTACCCAACGGTGTTGCCACTCTAGACGCTGCTGGGAAGGGACTTCTCTCCCAGGAGCCGATAGGTCCAGGGTTTGAACTTGGGCGAGTAGTATCGACAACACCATTCACGATCACGGCTTCACTGTCACTCTATTCAGGCTTATCACTCCCTGTGGTAGTACCTGTAGGGTGCAATGTCGAGGTAGATGCACTCTTCCCGGCTATCAATATGGGTGTAGTTGCAACTACAGTAGTTGCAGAGATTTGGCGAGACGGGAACCAGGTTGGTGCAGCGATTACTTCAATACCTGCCAGCGCGATTGGCGACCTTGAGGTTACACTACCTGAGACACCTCCTGCAGGTAACCATCTTTACGAAGTCAAAATAGGCCTTGGTGCGGCTTCGGCTACAACTGTCAGTCAGGCAGGCACGGGTGTGTTCGGTTTGTACAATATCTTTCCATTCCTAAGGGTGGTAGCAGCCTAATGGTTTCGACGTCAGTTGGTCTAGGTCGCTATGTAGCCTCTGAGTTCGACGTTTTGTCAATGCCACGAGGTTATCAGCCTAACGGAACTATTCGTGGCATTGTATACTGTCACGCCTTTGGTGAGCTTGGTACGTCACTACACAGTTTTACTAATGGGCCTAACAAGGCCCAAATAATGAGGGCTCTTGGTGAAGTTTACCCTATTATTGGATTTGATTGCGGTACGTTCAACCAGGGTGGAGCTACGGATAGTAATGGTTGGACTAATGCCAACTCTCTAACTCGACTTGGACAGGCTATAACGTGGCTGCAAAACGTAAACGGTGGAGGCGCTAAGACTGGTAAGGTAGCTCTTGTCGGTTACTCTATGGGACATGCATTAGCTCTTGCCTATGCACAAGCTAACCCAGCCAACGTGTCTTGTATCCTAGGACTTCTACCAGTCAACGACCTCGACGATATCCGCGACAACAACCGCGGTACGCTCCGTGCGTCGATTGGTACGGCCTTTATCCGAGTCGACACCAACTGCGGAACAACGAATGCTTCGCCTACTGTTACTGATCCAGCTATTGTTGCTAGTGACGTTGGTCGAGCTATTACTGGACCCAATATTCCAGCCAACAGTTTTGTTGGAACAGTGACACCGGGCGTTTCGTTCCTTCTTTCCTCTTCGGCAAGCTCGCAGGTAAACGTCAACGCAACAGGTACGTTGGCAGCACAGACAATGACACTTACTCCTACATGGGTGTCAGCAGCTTATCCGGCACTGCCTGCAACGGCTAACCCGGCTAAGGTTGCTAACCAGACGAACTTAATAAACATACCTCAGTTGATCCAATATGCCAACGACGATGCAGTGTGCGTGCCAGCTACAGCTACAGCACTGATCGCCAATATTGGTGTAAAGTGTACAGGCGTCAACTTAGGTAATGTTGGCGGTCACGTAGACGCAGCATTGGCTGGGGTTTCGATACCGAGTCTGTTGAGCTTCTTCGCAACCAACAATACGTAGGGTTCCTTTTATATACAGATAGCGGGTGCCATCGAGTGGTCTTCAGGTAAAATAGGAGCTAATATGTACCAGGTAGGCTATTGGGTTGACATCGCAGACTTCCAGTTGGATGACGCACAAAGCGTCTCCTGGATTCAGGCGCTCCCCATTGGCACGTATAATCACCCCATTCACGGTGAGATTGACATTACGTCTGAGCGAGTACTTCGCATGGCAGCGAACGTCAACGCTAAAGTGCGTGGCCAAGATCTGGACATTGACTACGACCATAAAGACAAGGACGGGAAAGCTGCTGGATGGGTTCAGCAGGCGACCGTTCGAGATGATGGCCTGTGGTTAGCTGTTCAATGGACGGACCCGGCAAGGGAGGCCCTGAAGAAGAAGGAGTACAGGTACTTCTCACCGGAGTTCGCGGACGAGTGGGAGCATCCCAAGACTAAGCAGAAGCATGCTGACGTCTTGTTTGGTGGGGCGCTTACCAATCGTCCGTTTTTGAAGGACATTTTGCCCATCAATCTCTCGGAAATCACGAAGGGAACAGAAAGAGTGACCGACGAAGAGATTCGGACGCTATTCGGCCTCGCCGCCGAAACTCCGATCACCGACCAAATGCGGACGGTGGCGACGCAGGTACAGCCTCCGCCTCCTCCGGCCGCTCCGCCTCCTCCTGGTTCGCCGAATCCGCCAGCCCCACCTGCCCCCGGGGTCCCAGTCGGCGGACCAGGAGCCAATCCGCCGGCACCACCGGCACCTCCCGCTCCGCCAGCGTCGCTTCCGGTCGCTGCCTCGGAACTGTCCCTGGTAAAGCTTGCAGAAAGCAATCCGGCAGTTGCTCTCCTCTTGCAGGAGCGGGAGGATACACGCAAGCAGTTGGCTGAACTTCAGGCCGCACGTCGAATGGCTGAGGTCGACGTGCAGGTTGCGAAGTTGAATGAGGGTGCGAAGTTTGCAATCCCTCCGGCCACGTTGGAGAGTGTCAAGCAGATTATGCTTGCCGCTCCTACGGAGGTCAGTAAGCTTGTGTTCGACTTTGCTAAGGGCATTGCGACCACAGGGCTTGTTGAACTCGGCGAGCGTGGATCCACAAACGTTACGAACCATCGAGAGACCGATCAGGCGAAGCAGTTCGCCGAGAAGATCGAAGCCTTCCGTACAGAGCAGAAGTGCGACTACCCAACAGCGGTCGTTGCTGTATCTGCTCTGGAACCCGAGCTGGCTGAAGCGTATCGCAACTCCAGCTATCTTCAGGTGAAGGGGGGTACAGCCTAAATGGGTGCGAACTTCGTACTCGACAAGGGCTATCGTGTCGACGCCTCACAGGCGACGAACATTGCACGGTTTAGCGTTGTCAAGCTTTTTAACTCCACCAACATTGTCAGCAGCGGCGTTGCTAGCGAAGCAGTGTTGGGTGTCAGTCAAGAGTCCGCAGTCGTTACAGGTGATCCACAGGGGCGCAACGACGCACTCTCTGGTAGGATCATTGATGTGCGTCTGATGGGTATCACTCGTGTTATTGCAACGGGTGTTATTGCTCTTGGAGCTCCGGTCGTTAGTAACGGCGACGGCACGGTTAAGACTGGCACAGCTGCGGGAGCCGCTCAGAACAAAATAGGTATTGCTCTGATGGCTTCCGCTGCTACTGGTGACCAGATTGACGTTCTACTCACACCGGGCGTTGGTCCGGTCACACTGTAAGGAGGAGGTGGCATAAAGTGGCAGTATACGATCCAAGAGGTGGTGGTAATGTCCACATTGACATTATCCTCACCAACATCAGTGTTGCATTTCCGAACGCTGGGTTTGTAGGCCCTAGCCTCTTCCCTCCCGTTCCTGTCAACAAGCAGTCCAACAAGTACTACATCTTCGGTCGTGAAGCATGGCAACCTGAGCCTGATGGAGACTACAGGGCGCCTGGTACAGTCGCGAACGAGATTCCTGGTCTGGCGCTTTCGGTCGATACTTACTTCGCCCGTGAGCACTCCCTTCAGATTCCGATCACGGATGAAGAAAGGGAGAACGCTGACAGTCCGCTGTCGCCTGACCGAGATGGTACTGAACTTGTCACGCAGAAGATCCTGTTGGCTCGAGAAGTCAACATGCAGGCACTTGTGCGTGACACAACGCAGTTTGCGGCAGGGTATTCGGTAACTCTTGCCGGCGCTACCCAGTGGAGCGACTACGTCAATAGTAACCCTATTGCGGACATTCGTACTGGCGTGCGCAAGGTTCATGCAGGACTCTTCATTGAGCCCAATACAGCAATCATCCCCTACCAGGTAATGTCGATTCTCGAGGACCATCCGGACTTCATTGAACGGATCAAGTACTCGGAGCGTGGCATTGTCACGCCTGACATCGTCGCAGCTATCTTTGGCATCGAGAACATCATCGTTCCTGGTGTCGGATACAACGCGACCGCTAACCCTGGTCAGACAGCCTCACTGCAGTACTTGTGGGGTAAGGATGTGCTCCTTGCTTACGTGCCAGCACGAGCTGGCATGAAGATCCCCGCCTTTGCCTACGAGTTCACTTGGGGCTATGGTGGAGGTCTTCCGCAGGTTGTTGAACGCTGGCGGGAAGAGCCCCGCAAGTCCGATATTGTCCGCGTTAGCCGGCGATACGATCTCAAGTTCGTGGCGAAGGATGCCTCAGGCTTGTCGATGGCCGGCTACCTGATCAAGTCCGCCGTGGCCTAGGAGGACACATGGGATTTATTGCAGTCACAAGTATCCGTCACGGCGAGGTTCAGGAAGACGGATCTGTCAAGTCCAACAACTTCGAGCCCGGCGATGACATTACCGGTCTTGACAAGGAGACCCTCAAGACGTTGTACGAGTCGGGTTCTATCTGGCCTGACGAAAAGACTACGGCGAAGATCTCGGCTGTCAGGGGCGAAGAGCATCCTCTGACGTCGAAAGTGCGAGCGTACTTGGCTCAGGTCAAGTCAGAGCGAGAGAACCCTTCAGCTAGGCCTCTCACGTTCGATGACATCTTCGAGGATGCCCATCCGGAAAGTCTTCGCGAGGGTGTCACTCCAAAGCCTGCTATCGCCGAGCCGTCGCACAGGGCTTCAAAGTCGGATCACTCGGAATAGTAGCACGTGGCACTGTTAGTCAAGATGCCAGAGGTTCAACAGTGGTTGGAGTCGACTAAACTCAATCTGACTGCTGTTGACCTGGATCTTCATGACTCTGCTGTTATTATGGTGAAGTCACGATTGGCATCTGAAGGTGTGTATGATGTGTCGGGGTGGACGAACGATACGAACACCCCGTCACTCATACGCAAAATCATTTCCCTTTTTATTGCAGCATGGCTGTACAATCGTGCCTATTCGGAAGATGCCGAACAGGACAACAAGTATGCTAACCGCCTTGAGGCTATGGCACATAATATGTTGTCAGGCCTTGAGAAGGGTGAGTATATTCTAACAGACTACACAGGTACAACGCCCGGACTACCTCCTGACCAGCCTGAGTACTACCCGTCAGACGTGAGTAGTGGCGCTCAGATATTTGATGCTCGTGGCAATCTGATAGGCGACGACGGAGCTGAAGATATCAAGTTCTGGATGGGGATGACAAAGTGAGTGGTTTCGAGATGGTCGTAGAGATGCGGCCATCACCTTACGTTCTCGTTGCTGAACTCGAAGGTCTCGCTCTAGGCTTGGAACGATTCAAGACTCCTCTGTCTCGTGCCGTCGTGAAAGTACTGGCGCCTTCGATCGCTACCAACTTTGCAATAGGTGGTCGACCTCCTTGGCAGCCTTTATCAGACGGAACAATAGCAGTACGTGATCTCCTTATGCATGTTGGGTCTAAGCCTTTGATTGTTACCGGACAACTTGAAGCTGTAGCATCGTCTCCTTCTGTTTGGGAGGTCGGAGAAGACTACGCACAAGTGTCCGGGTTGAATGGTGCGGAATATGGAATCGTTCACCAGTTCGGTGCAGACACTTCTGGTAACGGCGCTATTATCCCTGCACGTCCCTTTATCGACATTCAGGACTCAGACGCTAACGCAATCGAAATCATTATTGACGAGTGGGTGGCTGAACTCCTGCTGGCTGCAGGGTTCGTTGCATCCGTAACAGGCGTTGGCGAAGATGCTGGAGGCCTTAGTGGCGCCTCTAACTAAAAAGTCGTCAGAGGCTTCTAAGTATATTCAGAACTTGTTAGCAGGTGATGCATCCGTTCGAGCATTTGGTGTTCAGGACGTCTTCTACGGCGATCAAGTTAAACTGCAACGTACTCCGGCCATAGCTGTGCATCCTGGTACTATGGCGCGACGTTTGTACGAAGCTAGTCTGCGTACGGAGAATACCTTTCCTATCTTCATTTTGTGCTACTATGGCAAGATTCAGGACATACAAACCAACGAGCTTGCATCAGACCAACTTGCGGAAACTGTAGTGGACGTACTCCACGCAAACTTTCAGCTTGGCGGACTTATAGTAAATGGACATGCTTCGTTGATTGATCCTGGAGTTGCTGTACGTAGTGGTGCAATGCTTCGAACGACTAGAATCACGTTCGACTGTATGAGTATAACGACACTGTAGGAGACCTAGTGGCAAAGATAACAGTCAACTTCCCAAATCGACCTGAAGGTGACGATATCGAGGTCACTGGGTTGGGCGTCTTCAAGAACGGATATGAGCACCAGCTGACTGACGAGAACCTCATGTCGGCGCAGGCTCACGGTCTTGAGATTCCGGACGAGGGACTCTTACTAGGAGATCCACTTCCTGGTGCTAGACTTTACAAACAGGAAGACCAACCAAAAGAGGATGAGGAGAAGGGGGGTGACGAATAATGGCTATTGACATTCAGGCAACAGGATTTGCTGGGATTGCTTTAGAGGCAGTAGGCGCTCCAGGTGTGTTTGTGCCAGCTACAAAGTTCTTTCCCATTAAGAACGACACCATGAAGTTGGACAAGCAGACAGACTGGCGTAGGACCATCAAAGGCGTTGCTGACAGCCATGGACATGTTCCGGGTAACATGCATGCTGCAGGTGACGTAGACGTCGAGTTCCTTGAAGATGTCCACCCCTACTTTATGATGGCGTCACGTATGAACGTCGTAAAGTCTGCAGGTCCAACAAACTGGATCTACACAGGAACTCCGCTTCATGGAGCTCTCCCCTCGGCTGCAGTCAAAAGTACGTTGTCTATTACGATTGTACGTGGCGGTCTTATTTTTTGCTACGTAGGATGTGTTGTACATGGACATGAGTTCAACCTTGAAAATGGCGTGCTCATGACTAAGTATCATATCCTGGCAAGAGACGATGTATATGGCGAGTTAACCATTCCTCCTTCGATGCCTGTCAATGCTCCGACACCGACTACGCCGTTTGGTATGGGCTCGTACAACATTCAGGTTCCAACCGCGACACAGATCTTTGACGTTGACAAGTTCACGTTTACAGTCGACGATGGTGGTGTTGCAGAGTTTCGGCTTCGTAACAATACACCAGCCGCTGGCGGACCATCTCCTCTCTCGCCTCAGTTCATTCGTTTTGGCGAACGTAAGGTCGACTTGAAGTTGGAGCGCGACTTTGTAGACCGTACTGAGTACAATAACTGGCAGACTCAGATCCTGCGCGCCATCTCTATTATAGTACAGCGTCAGGGCGGATCAGTTAACAACCAGCTTACCCTTACAGTTCCTCAGGCTGTGGAAAAGGATTACACAGGCCTTGGATTGTCTGGGCAAGGAAACCTGCTTAGGTACACTATGGACTATGAATGTGAGTACGCTGCCGGACCGGGCTACTCATATCAGGAAGTGGTTGCCTCGCAGGAAAGTATCGTCTAACCACTATTAGAAAAGGAACGGCCCCACCGTGCCTAAAGCAACTGTTAATGTTCTAGACACTCATCACTACGATCTCAAGTCTCTGGAGGAGGGTTGGATCGAGCTTCGACGTATGCCGTACGGTGAATGGTTGAAGCGTCAAGAGATGGCGCTGAAGATGCAGTTCACTGGAACTAACAAGGCTGATGCGTCAGCTGCAGTAGCGCTGGCTAATGTTGAAGTGACATTCTTCGAGTACAAGAACTGTGTCGCGGATCACAATCTGGAAGACGAGAACGGCCAGAAGCTCGATTTCAGAAACAAGTTGTCCATCATCAATCTCGATCCGCGCATTGGTAACGAAATCAGTCAGTACATCACCGAGCTGCACGAGTTCGACCTCCCAAACTAGCTACCAGGATTGACCTCATAGTTCGAGGTCGTCCTGTGGATAAAGACCAAGAGGCATCAGACTTTGTCACTTTGACAAATACTTGTCAAGCCCTGAACTGTTTGCCACATCCTGGAGGCCTCTACGCGCAAGATTGTTTGCACGTACTGGGAATGCAGATAGTACTGGGGAGTCAAGCTAAGGTGGAACAGGAAAAGATGACCCGAGCGAAGGAAGAATCCGAACGTGCCGCTCGGCGTTAAAGACATCCTCTTTGTACTACGTGCAAAGGACGAAGCCAGTAGGGTTATCACCCAAGCGGGTATGGCTTTGGGTGCAGTTGGTGAGTCCGGCAAACTAACTTCGGCACAAGTGTCGGGGATTGGTTCTGCCCTCATGGGTGCAGGCGTCGCGATCGGGGCCGTCGGTGCTGCCGGACTTGCCTTCTTTGTAAGTGCTACCAAAGCTGCCATAGAATACCGCCAAGAGTCTGCTCTGACTCTTACGCAGGTATCTGCAGTAGGTGCTAAGCTGTCTGATGTCATGCAGATTGGTATCAACGTCGCAAATGAGATACCAGTTCCCTTCAAGGAAGTTCAGAAGGCTCTGTATGACATCTTCTCGTCTGGTCTGAACCCTACTCTAGCAGAGTCACAAACTCTGCTTCAGAACTACGCCAAAGCTGCTGTAGCTGGTCAGACAGACATTGCGAACGTCTCGCGCCTTACGACGGGCGTTATGCTTGCCTATAAAGTACCTATTCAGGACATCAATAAGATTCTGGACATCCAGTTCAGAATGGTTCAGCTAGGTGTTGGTAACTACGAGGACTTCGTTACAACTCTTGGACGAGCTATTGGTCCAGCCGTTGCTGCTAATCAGTCTTTCTCGACACTAGCTGCTACCGTTGCGTTCCTGACAGAGAACGGTCTTACTGCAGCTAATGCTGCCACCTCTGCAGGCCGTGCTATGGAACTTATGGCTAAGCCAGATGTTACTGCGGCACTAGAAGCTTCAGGGATTAAGGTCAGAGATAGTGCCGGTAACTTCCGGCAGATGAATGACATTATCACACAGTTGGCTGTTAACAAGGGTTGGGCTAAACTAACTGGGCCAGAACTAGCTACAGCTTTCCACGACGTTTTCGGTACAGGCTCAATCCAAGCACGTCGGTTCTTTGATATTGCCATTCCGAACTTTGCTAAGTACAATGATGTCATTGGACAGATGACGGGCTCTGCAGGGTCTGCTGCTGCTGCCTACGACATCATGTTACAGCAACCACAGAGTCAAGCGACGTTGCTGAACAACAAGTGGCAGATACTTAAGACGACAGTAGGCGAAGCAGTACTACCCATTTTCATGAAACTGCTCACTGTGGGTACTGACATCATCAACTGGTTCAACGGTCTTGACACTGGACTGAGAAACCAAATCATTAAGTGGGCTTTGATTGGA